ATCATCACACCTGTCAAGAAGTTCTTGTGGAATTCCAACTTGTTCTTGACCAAAAACCATAAGGACATGCTCATTAGTTGGCCAAGTATAATCTTCAATTGGACGAGCATTTCGAACATTATCGATACCAACGATACGAAGTGTACCGTGTTGACGAATCATGTTCTCAATTTTCAATCCGAGTTGTTGCTCATCCCTACAATGAACAAAACGATTATAATTATGAGTACCAACGGTGCCGCGCCTATCATATTGCTTGCTTCCATATAGAATGATCTCCTTTGCAAGAAAGGCATTCGCATTTCTGATCACCGTTGCAATGTTAAAATCATTGTACAAATTACTGCAAAGCACAGTAAAATTATGCCTACGCTTATCTAGGTCCGCAAGAATTGCTTCGTGCTTCCAATAATGGTAATGATCAATGATGTTTCGCGTTTCACTCATAGTAGGATACCAGAGACTCGAACTCTGCGGTAGGTCGTTATAAGCGACCCTGCTCCACCCGAAGCGTGTATCCCATGTCAGTAATATACCTTAGTTTTCTTCTGAGTCAAGAGTATCTTGAGAAGTTTTCACAACAATTCTTGACTTCTTATTGTTAACATGACCATTATCATTCTTCATAAAATAATTAGACTTCTGACGATCTTGATCATGTCCAAGTCTAAAATTTACAGTATCAATATTCATATTTTGTAATTTTTCAAATGAAATATGATTATCAAAACAATAATTTAAAATTTCCTGTGCAGTCTTAAGTGCTTCGGATTCTGAACCGGGAATTGCAATATCAATAAAAAGTCTAAACATTAGTACTCCATTCTCACGACACCATCATCGGTCGTGTAATAAATTTCATGAAAAACTTCCTGACACCAAGGAGCACAATGCTCACATGGTTTTGACATTCGTAGTTTCCCAAACTTATTATACCTAACATTTACAAGAGTCAACTTCTTACTACGGAAATTGTATGGAATTTTACGGAATGCATCAAGTTCAGAATGCATTTCATTAAACTGATATCCATATTCTTTTGCAAGAGGATGCGTCTTAAAAACATTTCTACCAACAGAAACAACACGATTCTTATGCAACACAAAAGAAACATGCTTCTTTTGACGATTCATCCTTAAGCAAATTGGATATGCTTCAGAAATTAATTCATCCAAAACAGACATAATCAAATTTCTCCGACATCAGTATTGGTTATTTCAATCTTTTTATTTTTATAGTAATTTTTTATTTTTTTATCTTCTTCTTTAAAATAAGAAGAAAGATAATCACTATCTGAATTTTTCTTTCTAAGATGCTGAATTTCATTAAAAGCCATTTGCAATGTGGTAGAAATGAGTCTTTCATTTTCATCAGGACTCATACTTAACATTTCAATATCAACTTTAAGTCTTTCCAAGATATCCATATTTTCCATAATAAACTCCTTAAACGCGCTCGGCAAGATTCGAACCTGCGACCTGATGCTTAGAAGGCATCTGCTCTATCCAACTGAGCTACGAGCGCAACGCTTTTACTCAACCAATGACAACTTTGGTGTTGCTACGGTCTTATCTGGAATGATCAAACCACTTCCAAAACTTTCATTATAATTATTTGCCAACTCTGGTTGTGGTGTCAGTACAAATGTAATTCTATCTTTATGAATCTGAACACCTGTTTGATCTACCGTAGTATACGGCAACCAAGGTGCTAATGCAAGTTCTCCCTTACCAACTGGAACAATAATTGCTGGATTTTTAATTGAATATACATTTTCAATTAGTTCGATCTTTGCGATTATTTGTTCTCCGCTTACCATTCCGATTAGTTGTACATTGCTCATTTTTTAATTTACCTTTCTTTTTTCTAAAAATATCATCCCAATTTTTTGAATATTGTTCCCAATCTACGGGTCTATATGTATCACCTTTACCTGCTGAATGTTTACCGCCCATCTTCTTCCTCTTTTAAATCATAATAATAACTATCATCTTCACCTTCAATTACCCATCTATCACTTGTTCCTTCACATCTAAAATTTTTATGATCAACTTTATAATCAGGATTTTGTGGAAATGGTTTTGTAACAAAAGACATATGTTTCCAATATATTCTATTATTTGGTTGTAAAGTGTAACAACCATTATCTAATTCAAACATATGTAAACATTTGTATTGTGTTGGTTCATCACTATATGAATTATCATACCAATCAAATGTCATCATGTAATTACCCCAAAGTTCTTTTTTATCTTTTAAAATTATTTTTGCTCTTGCACCTTTTAAATAATCATAAACAATATTTGTGCAATTTATAGAAAAACAATCCCATAATTGTAAATAATCTAATTGAATATTGGGAGCATTTTCTTTGTGGCATAACATATGAATTGGAACTCTACTTCTAACCAAACCATCATCAGTCATTACATGAAAAAGTAATGCTCTATCTGGATTAGATTGTGCTCCAAATACAGTAACCTTTACAAATTCACCAACATGATCTTTGTGTTGGTACATCTGTTCTTTTCTCATGTAACAATAAAAATGTGGAATATTTATATTTAACATAAAGCCATATATCGGATTCGAACCGATGACCTGTGCTTTACAAAAGCACTGCACTGCCACTGTGCTAATATGGCAAACTCTTGAAACTGGACTCGAACCAGTGACCCGTGAGTTAACAGCTCACTGCTCTACCAACTGAGCTATTCAAGAATAATTCCTTTGCCTAGATTCGAACTAGGAAAAAGAGAACCAAAATCTCCTGTGATACCGTTTCACCACAAAGGAATCAAATACTTTCTTTATCACCCGAGAAAGTAATTTCATGCAAATCAGAATTTGTTGCATACATCAAAGTGTTTTGAATATATGCAGACATCATAGCAAAACTTGTACAATTCATGTATTCATTTCCATGAATGACCTTGAATTCTCCAACCTTCTTAAGAACATCACACTTATTTATGATGAGTTCAGTGCAACCAGATAAGATGATAGACTTCTTCAACTTATCAAGATTCAACCAATTTACCAATCGTTTACGACCCGTAGTAGAACCAAATTCTTGACCCTCCTCAATAATTCGATTCAGTACGGGATCATTCCATAAAGTTTCAGGGAAGAGTGGATCTGTACCACTCTTTGTGTCATATGCTTTTGCAACACCAATTAGTCTACGGATTTTCTTTGGAGAGAAACCAAGAGAACATGCAGAGTATGGCATTGTTGAACTACTAGTAACGAATGGATAATCACCATGATCAATATCAAGCCATACACTTTGTGCTCCTTCGCAAAGAATCCTACCAGACAGTTCTCCATCCCACAACCACTCTGAAATGAAATATTCCTTTGCTCTCCTACCTCTACGCAACATCTTATCCGAATAGCAAGGAGCAATTCCTTGAGAAGTTGTTCCTAAGTGACCAAGATTCTTCTTGTCCCACTCAATGTGTTCTTCAGTAATAATATGTGCGTTTGGATGAATCTTGATAAGAGAAGTATCAAATCCTGCTGCACGAAGTCCACGAATCTCTTCAAAAAATTTATCAGTGTTGATTACACATCCCGGTCCAATTACGCACTTCTTACCTGCAAAGATACCGGATGGAATAATATGAGTTTTGAATTTTTGTCCATTTACATAAACAGTGTGACCAGCATTTGGTCCACCGTTCCAACGACAAACATAATCATATTTTGGAGCAAGAGCATTGGAAATCTTTCCCTTGCCTTCATCGCCCCATGCTAAACCATAGATCACATCTACATAATCAATCATTATTATTCTCCATCAAAGTGCCCCCTGTAGGAATTGAACCTACGACCTATTGATTAAAAGTCAACTGCTCTACCAACTGAGCTAAGAGGGCATAAAAACGGTTTTGGTTGTATCCAGTAACTACTACTGTCGTACAGACATTCGTTACTTTCGTATCAGGAACCGTAAACCAACCAGTCAAACGGTTTTGTTAGTCGAGGTACTACAGAAGGTTTGCCGTAAACCATTTCTGCTCGCTCGGATATGTTATCCCACATACCGACAAGGTTTTTTTAATAATATATCATAAACAATAAAAGTAATTTTTAATGTAACCACATAATATTATTATCAAAGTGCTTCATAGTATGTTTCCTTGTTCTTTTCTCTGACTCGTATAGTATACTACTTTTATCGGATTCCGCAAGAAAAAAAGTAAAGATTTATAAGATTTTTTTTGGGGGTCAAATGCAAATATTCAAATTTCAATTTTCTTGAAATATATTATTCAACTGACGATTAACACGGATGAAGGTAGTACACTTTGACAGATCCTTAAGTCTTGCTGCACCAACATATGTGCAAGCAGAACGGACACCACCAAGAATCTGTTTCATAATATTTGCAACTGGTCCAGTCTTTTTAACAAATACCTTCTTACCCTCTGCTGCACGATAAGTAGCAACACCACCGGAATGCTTTTCCATTGCTGTAGCAGATGACATACCAT